ACTCAGATAACGCCTGCCCAACCATAAGAGCCGCGGCCGCATGAACATTGGCTTCAGGAACGCCTTCCTTGCGGAGCTGATCCTCCATCGCGGCCATGGCCGGAGCTATATTGGCTTGCGCACTCCCACGCGGATGAGCCGTGCCGCCATGCCCAAACCTGCCGCGCCGTACAGCTCCATGCCCACCACTCTCCGTGCCTTCTCCCCCGCCAAAGCCACCGCCGTGCCGTACGGCTCCATGCCCGCCGCTCTCCGTGCCTTCTCCAGCGCCAAGGCCACCGCCTCCGCTTCCCCCGCCCAACCAGCCACGCACAGCCTGGCCGGCTGTAAAAGCCCCAACGCCGATGATCCCCAATGCCCCTAGAGCCAATAGCAACGCCGTCAGCGGGGCAAATGCAGCAACGAAGCCCGCCGCCATGCTCACCACGAAGCGGGCCATCACGACGCCGCTAATGAGTTCCAGGAGGTGCCGCACGCCGGCAAGACCGCTTTCTGGCTGCCCGATGATCTTTTGCAGCCAGCCGCCGACCTCTTTCAGCGCATCCCACAATAGCGAAAAAGCCGGACTGAGTTTGGAAAGATCTGTAAAAACGAGGCCGATCTGACTGACAAGTTCGGTAAAAAACTTGACAATCCGTCCCGAATCCTCGTCAAGCCATTTGGTAAGGCGATCGAGAGCCGCGCCGAACTTATCGAATAGCGCCGCATCCGCCTTGCGCGCAACCGCATCCAAGGCCGCGGCAAGCGCATTATAAGCACGTGTGAGCGCAACAGCTTTTTCTTCGGCAATCCCTTCATTTGTCTTTAACTGCTCGGCAAAATATTTTTTGAAGATATCTAGCCTGCCGGCGATAAGCGCATCTTCATCAATTCCGAATATTTGCGCATAGCGATTGGCGCGTGCGAGATTTGCGGTACCTCCCGCATTCCTCAATTCTTCAATCTTTTCCCGGACTTTAAGAAATGCATCTAATGTGTGATTTGGATCAACATCAACCCCAAATAGGCGCTTATATTGCGCACCCGCGCCAGTGGCAAAATCACGCACTCTCTGTGAAAATGCGTTAAATGATGCTTCCGCTCTATCGGCCCCCTCGCCGCTTTGCTTAGCGGCATAGCGCAAGGCGTCGAGTTCGCGTGCCATAGCGCCATTCTTTTGCGCCGAGTAATACAGTTCCGTGAGCGATGCAGAGATCCGCTTTGTGGCATCGCTAACAATCGTTGGCAGTTCGCCAATCTTTGCGCCAAATTCAACGGCTCGAGTCTGGACCCTTTTTAGACCTTCGTCAAAATCTTTGCGAGATTTCTCATCCTGCTGGTATGCTATTTTTACCAGAAAGCTAGAAAGAATGTCGTCGGCCATCAAGTAAGCCTATCAAGTGAGCGTAATGTTCCAGCGTGAATATCCCTCATATGAGAAGCAATTTCCGATGCTGCGGCATGCGGATCCGTCGATGCTAGCTGAATATTCGTGACCTGTTTGCGTGTGCCGATGTTATTGGTCCGCGACATCTGAGTTCTAATCGGATAGTGCCGAGCAAGTGCCGCAAGTTTTGTGTGCAAGTCCGGCAACTGACGCAATGATTGCGGCTTTATAGCTTCACGCTTTTTACGTTCTTCCTCGGCTCGTTCGGCGCGAATGGCCTTGACAATAGACAGTCCTTCAGTTGCTTCTTTGTGCCCTGGGTTCACTTCACCGTGACCATAGACCGGCGTCTTTGGATATTTCTCCCTAATGAATTTCTTTGCAGACTCAATTTGCGCTTGCGTTACGTCTTTATCATCCTTGGCAATAACTTCCATGCCAACAACATTTTCGTTCGAAAGTCCTTCTCCAGCGCCCCAGCCATGCATAATGTTTTTAGCCCCAGGGCCTCCCGTCTTAACTATGTTTCCTTCCCGGTCCATAACATATTCGACACCGAGCCCACGCTGTCTAAGCGTTTCCCGTACGCCCTCGACTGATCCGCCGCCGCCAGTATGATGCATGATAAATGCCGCAGGAGGACCGCCGCCAACAGCAGTAACCGCTTCCGGCGATATAGGTGAACCGGCCGCATCACGTTCTTTCTCAGCCCTCGTCTTTTCCTTCGGCATTTCAGGATGCCAGCCAGGATGGTCAAGTCCGTAGGAATCGTCGCCCTCGGCTTTTGGAACGTGGTTAAAGAACTCATATGCGGCGAGAGCGGCCGCGCCCCCAGGCAGGAGAAGCAACAGCTGGCGGATGCCAAGAAGGCCAGCAAGCTTAAGCGCCCATTTCCCGGCGACGTAGATTGCCAGGGCGTCGAGCACATACCGAACCGCGTGCAGGCCGCCATGCTGGCCGTCAGGCGAGCCAAGAAGGCGGTCTAATGCTGCGGTGACTATATCCATCCCGGCGGCAATCTTATGGACTGCCGGGACTACTATGGGCGCAATGTCCTTCCATGCCAACACGAACTGGTCGACGACTGTTGAGAATGCCTTAATGATCGCATCGGAATGATCATTGACCCACTTCGTAATATCGTCAAGGACGATGCCATATTTGTCGAATAGCGCCGCGGCGGCCTTTCGTCCTACCGCCTCGAGCGCGGCGCCGAATGCATTTAAGGACCGGACAAGAGCAACTGCCTTTACGGAGATCTCCTCGAGACCTTCATTTCGCTTTTGCCCTTCAGCATAAAACTTATCAAATTCCTTGCGTCCGCGGGCGAGGATATTGTCTTCATCAAACCCAAATAATTTACGCCATGCTCCCTCTGACTGCGTATTGCCAGCTGCGCGCATCGCAGCAAGTTTCTTTAATGTTGCAGAATAAAGGGTTAGGTCGTCTTTAAAGTCTTCCGGCTTCAGCCCGAGTCTATCTCTTAATTGGTTTCTTAATCCAGGCAGGTGTCTTACTGTCTCGGCGAATTTATCAAAATCGGCATGAAACTTTTCAAGCGTCGAGCCATTCTGCTCAAACGCATAGCCAACTGCGGCAAGTTCCCTAACGGTTGTGCCGGTTTTTTGTGCCTCGAAATAAAGCTTACTTAATCCTGATGCTATCTTATCAGTGGCAAAGGTGATTGCCGTAGCCGCCGCGGTGATTGCAGGAACAGCAAGAGCAACAGCTTCGGCCAGCGCGCTGAATGCTTTTTCAGCTTCGCGCTGCTCGGCGGCACTCGGCCCCTTCATTGAGAGGCGGACTAGATAGCTCTCAAGAATATTAGGAGCGGCCATCGCGTTTGCTCATCACCTCTTGTGCACGCCAGGCGTTTTCCGCTTCGACGTCGAGAGCTTCATTTATGTCGGCGATATCACATAAATTATATGTTCCGTCCTTTAATTCGCGCAGCCACACCTTGCCGGCGAGCACTGGGCGCATAAGCCAATCATGGCCTGGCGGTAGAGAAATTGATTCGTAATTTAAGGACGGCGCTCGGCTAGTAAATTCTAGCTTTGGCCGGGCAAGAAATCCGCGAAATTATCCGTAAGAACTTGCATAACAATGGTGCCGGTTTCCATCAACCCAATGTCATCAAACATTGGAAGATTAGCTTGCCTATTCCAAATCTTCGCCCAGCCCGTTCCGCCAGCCATTTTCCGCTCGCATGAGCCGAGACATATTGCAATAATATCGTGAATCTTTTCTCGCGGGATCGCCGACAATGCCGCTACCGGATTTTCCTTAAACCCAACCGCAAGGGGACCAACGTCTAATAACAAATCAATGGCAGGAATTAATGGCAACTTCGTGGATTTATATGTTATTCCGTTTATTTCAAATTCTGCCATGAACAGCCCCACTAGTTACCACTGGGGTTTCATACGGTATGCCTATCCCGTTCCCTTCGCTAACAGCCCCATCGATAAAACCATGATTGATCAGCTGGCAGACGATGAATCTTGCTCGGCTATGAGCCATCTCTTTATTCGTTTCCCACAGAGCTGCCGCATGCTCCACGACCCCCACCGCATTATGGATTATAATCGTCGGCATTAAGCTACCCCGCTAAAATTGTTGTGCTGCTCGGGTTTCCGTCACCAAGAATTGGGCTGATAATTCCGGAATTAAACACCCAATCATTCATGCCGCCGTCCTTGGCATTCACATTATCGGGGAATTTCCTGATCGAGCATTGCACACAGACGATAGTATCGCCGCGGGTCGGATTACGCACGGTAATCGTGCTGTTTCCACAATTCGCCGAGCTAGTCGTTGTTTGATTGTATAGAGACGACATCAGGGCATTGGTCGGACTTGTTTTCTGCAACCTGACTGATACGGTGCCTCCCTGCGCTGCATGGAGGGAGGTCATTGGCGTCCCGTCACATCCCCATACAATACTTGTCTTGTCGCCTTCCAGCGCGATAGTAACGCCTTCCTCGGCAATACCACCGCCTGGCGATATGGAAAACGATCCAGCTGGGTCGGTAATTGCTACGTTTACATCAAGGAAACTGTAGGTTGCCATCTCGGTTTAAATCCTATATAAAGATGCCGTGAGCGGTAGCGTGGAAAGCAAAAACAAATGATATATGAGCGCGAATATCTTTGGCCTGATGATTGTGAGAACCTTGGCCAGCCACAAAATAAAGCAACATGGTCAATTAGCATTAACGGGCACATCATGGACTGGGAGAAGTATGAAATCTACATTGGCGCACAACAATCTCCAGTTCTTAGAACCTTCGATTACAATGAGAAATTTCTCCTTACCAGAATACCTTAATGCCCTATCGGTTCACTGTCATGATGACATTCACGCTATGAATTGCACCAGCTAATTTAATCGCCGCTTGGATGGGCACGGATTTTCTCGCCTCTCGATCGGCCTGCGCTTGCGTAGCCACGGGCGGTGCATATACATAATAGCCAATGGTCAAGGTGTCGTTCGTATTCAACTGGCCGAACGCTGGCCCGGTCCATTTCCCTGGCGCCACCAAACCATTATTAACCGACGCTGCCATGGTGTCGTTAATTTCATTGACAATCAAATGTGTGCCTGGATCAGTTTGTGGGATCTTCGTCGGGCTCTGGTACAGCAAATTATAGACATTCGTCTGAACCGCATTTGACAGCCAGTCGGTGCCGTGGACTTCGTCAAAAAAGAAGCCGTTAACCATCGTGCCTTGCTGGATGATCGCCGTGTTATTCTGGTAGTTGACGAACACGTTGCAATTTTTGTTGGTTAATGTCTGCGCCTGTGATTCCGTCAAGAATTCTGCGACAATGCCAGGCTCCTGTTTGAACTTCAGGGTAATCACGGAATTCTGCGCATTGAAGTTAACAGTAAACGCGCGGCCGAATATCGATGCTCCCGCATATAGGCTCGACGACGAATATTCGACAAATGTCCGCTTGTAGGTAAGCACCTTAAGCGAGCTGGCAATGTCAGAGTTGTTCGTCGGATCGAGGATGCCAGGCTCTTGTGACGTAACGCCGAATATATGCGCCCTATTGGCAGCCTCTATGTATCCGGCGCATGCGATATAATCGGCATCAGCTGGAGGCGTGGATGTGGCAAACATCGCCCCGTACCAAACGCCGGATAGGTTATCGAGTGTGCTAATCGCGGAGAGTGCTGTCTCAGCAGCAACCCCGATGACCGGGGCCGAAGAAAAGCCCAACTCCGTATTCGTCAGGATCGAGAGATCGGTTCCAGTTCCGCCCGTGAGCGTCGCAGCGGATACTGTTGCAGCGGATGCTGCAAGCGTATATGCATTTCCGGCCGATCCGGTCACTTTTGAAACGACATAAACTTTTGTCCCAACAACGTTAGGAACAGAAAGCGTAACCTTGGAAATATTTACGTCGGTCGATGCATTCGCGAACGCGACAAGATTGGCCATCGTAATGGCGGTCGTGCCGCCGATGACAACCTGATTACCGGTCGGTCCTGATGTAACAAACGTCACCGCCGTGCCGTTGATGGTCACGGTCGCCGATGGCGATGGATTAGCCGCGAAATTGATCCATCCAGATGCAGTTGGCGGAGCTGCAACGCTAACCGAACTAGTTGCGCCTGACGTACCGGAAATGATATCAAACCGCTGGAGCGTACTGTTCCAGGTGAACGTAGCGCCTGTCGCAAGGGTTTGGAGTTCGGTCTGTATGAGGGCCGCGACGCCATTGAGATTGAGCGCGCCGGTAAGGCCAATGCCAGTTAGAGAACAAGGCACACCGTCAACAAAGACGATAAACCCGCCATTCGAGATCGACGTAAAATTGCTCAAGAGTTGCATAGTTGGCGTCATAAAGCCGCCATGAAGAACGCCGCTTGTAGCAAATTGCGCCCAGCGCCCAATGTAAAGGAATGCTGGCTGCGGGCTTTGTCCGAAGAAAAGCACAGCCGCGAGATATTCGGGGACACTTGTGCCGAAATCACTTGCAACGCCGGCCAGCGTAGTATAAAGGCGAATCCGCTCAGTGGTATCGATCACGTTCGGCGTCGAACCAATAATCACTAGGCTTCCGAAATTCGAAAATGTCGCGGCGATCGGAGAAATGTTGACTTGAACATTGACGACGTCACTGACATTAAGGCCAGTAGGGGTTGCCATATGATTTCCTCAATAAAAAAGCCCACTTACTGGAGCATGTAAAATGCAAGAGATAGAATCGCTTACTTACTTCGGTGCGGTTCCACAAACTGTTGGTTCCGCAGACATTGGATTAGAAACAGCCGCGCTTTGCGTCGGCATCGCGATGACTATAATAGCTATTTTATATTTGATTTGGATCGTCAGGCATTAAACCTGCGGTTGATTAGGCCCGGCACTAAATGAATTTGTGTTGCCGGTATCAGTTTCAATCGCAATGGGCGCCGACAGAATATTGAGAACCGGGTAAGTCCGATCGATCTCGCGCCGAACGCAGAATGTCAGATCAATTCTGCGAAACCACTTCTCGTTGATAAGCTCTGACACATTTGTCATCTTGCAATCAGATGACACAAAATTCATATTGTTCAGGAAAAACGATTCCCGATTCTGTTCAACCTCAATACCGGCCCGAAACTCGTTGGCATTGCCGCGCGAATTCGGACCATAGAATGTGGCCATAACCTCCAAGACACTATGGCGGATTTGCAGGTTATACCCTTGCCCTGCTGGATCGTTACGATTGCTTGGTTCGCCGCGAAAATGGGTCGTATATGCGCTGAACTCAGGGGTATCGCTAATAATCCCTATCGCGCACCAGTCGGTCGTGGCCTCCGGCTCTTTTGGAGGCGTTGACTGCCAGCGGGGCCGAACAAGTGTATTGGGCAGTCCAGTCATGCCAACGACGGCGCCCTGCAGGAAGGCATCGAGCGCAATATCCTCGAGGGGCGGCGCGCTTGATGGAACAAGATAGCCGCCAGTGCTACTGTCGTTCACTTTTTGATTATCTCACGAAGCTTTTCGGCCAATGCTTGCGCGGATGGCTCCCACGGCTTTGCAAGATCGGCATCGACATATGAAAGGAGCAAACCAGCTACTTCTTTTTGGTCTTCTATTAATCTCTTCACTTCATCTTCGAGCCTGTCGATCCTCTCGAAGAACCTCAGCATAGCAATCCCCATTAAGGACTCACTACATTAAGCGTGCATACCGCCTCGATAAATCCGGCGCCCCATCCGCTCCAGTCGCCGATGGTCTTAACCTGATAGGTTCGCCCATGCCACGTAACAACATCGGCATCCAGTGCGCCTGACCCATCGGTCAATCGGAACTTTGTAATGATTGTGATTGAACCGGAGAGAAGTTCTCCATCCGGCATCTTCAACAGTTCAATGTTATCGTTGGCGGTGACGACGCCTGAAACGTTGTAAATAACCGCCGGCGTATTGGTCGCCATACCGCCTGACGTAATGGTTTGCGTATAGCGGGTAACATTAAATTTATCGGCAAAATCTGGATCGGCGAGAATGTCCGTTATATCGAGGGATGGCAATTAAGCCACCATTTCTGGTTCGAGTTCATCCTCTCGATCAAGAGGTGCCAATGAAGGAGCGATCCACTGTGGAATGATCGGCGCCCATTCGAACTGCACATCAATTCTATTGTCTGAGATGACAATCCAGTCATCGTCCCAGCGCCATGTCATTTCTTTCAGCCGCATCTCTATCTCACTACATACGAAATCGCTCTTCTGAGCTGTCCCGTGTCCAGCAAAGGAGCAGTGCCAGTCCTTCCACGCGCCCGACGCGCCGCCAAGGTCGCTGGCTTAAGTGGCTCGAACGGCCCGTCGGTGATTTTCTTTTGAACTGAAATCTGCGCGATCAGTCCAACCTTTTCCAGTTCTTGGCCTATCTCCTCAGGCTTCCCAGCAAGTGCAAGTTGCCCGGCTTTTTTCATATGGACTTCGATGTCCGCGCGCGCGTTGGCAATGCCTGGATGTAGAAATGGGCGAGCAGGAATATTTTTAGCGGGAGAGCCATACTCATGAACATAGCCAAGGAGTGCATTTGTCGCCGCCGTATGCTCGCCTGGTTCCGGATCTCGCGCAGCGTTCGATGCTGGTATCCCGACAAGCACCTCGCGTTTTAGGAGTCCATCAAGAGCCTTGCGGAACTGCGCAGTTTGGCTTTTCGTCTCGACGTTCAAATAACGGGAGTCCAATTAGGTGTAGGGTACGGCCCGCCAGCCGGCCTGCGTTCGACTGGCACATAGACGAAGCCACCGTTCGCGACCATCATCCTGTATAAGCGCTGCCCATAAGACGTCGCGTTCCAGTAGCCAGCCCCCGCCAACAGCGTCGCCCCGGTATCATAACCGACATGAACTTTATCCACGCCCTTTGAGTTCACTGGCCCAGAGGCCATACCTGGAATGCCGCCATTTGCCGCCACGGTCGCGTCACGGGCTCCAAGGACCAGATTGTGAGCAACGAAAAGCATCGCAGCCAAATCGAGCGTAACGCCGAACCGCTGCGCATTGAGCTGATTATAGGCCTGCGGAATCCAGAAATTAATTTGAGAAATTTGATAATTCGGTCCATCGAACTCCGGAAATACCGAGAGGAAATCGGTTACGGCGATTGTCATTAGGACAACTTCTTATTATCTCTGGAGATGCCGATTTTAATAGCTTCGTGCATTTCTTGCACGGATTTGCTAATATCTATTTGTTCTTCACTCACGACGGTAACAGAATTAACAATAGACATATTATTGACAATTCTCTTAATCGAATAAGTAATCGTCATAATTATCCCCCTACGCCAAAGGCCCGTCGTTCGGATCGATCACGTGCGGAATGCGAGGATCGGCAGGAACGCGCTGGCCAGCCTTGATGATCTTAGCAGGATTCAGGGGTTCAAGCCCGGTGCGCGCCATTGCGGCGTTGTTCTTTGCCCGGTCTTCGACGTCCGCTGCTTTCTCATTAGCAAATATCAATTTGTTTATAACTAAATCAGAACTCTTGTTGTCTTCGTACCATGCTTTCCAGATATCAATAGGGACATTATGCGTTATCGCATATCCCCCAATTACCTGTGCTCCATCCTTTCGTGGTTCGATCGGATTGCCGGCCCCATGGATCCTGAATGTTCCTGGGCGCTGTTGTGCCACTTTGATTTCACGCTTGCCTCCATCGTCCCATTTCGGAACCATATCGAAAGTCCGGAGGATCAGCGGAAACGGAAGCTTCGACGCAACGCTGACAGTTAGCGACGAGGATGAAGTCATCATAGGATTGGGGGCCATGATTAGACCCCAACCATCTGGGCAATTGCAATCGGCATTTTGATAATAGCGCCCCAGGTTCCGGCAACGAGTTTTTGCTTGAAGCTCGAGGTAGCCCGGATCATTGGCGACGCGCGCATTCTATCGGAGAATGCACAGAAGCCAGTGTCCTGGCCATCAACAGCTTCCGCGATCAGCTGAACGAGATTGCCAGCCAGATTTCCCTGCGGGTTCAGTGTTGATTGTGCACCGTACTGAACGGCATCCTCGATCCTGATGTTCGGGAAATTATCGGCCATCAGTTGCTTGGTTGTGACGCCGAAGGAGTTCTCGGCATTCATCGCCATTTTCGAGACGGGCGACATTGCGAGGACCATCTTGGATTCCGCATTCACCAAGCCAGCGGTTTGCGAAACAAGCTGCGTGATGAGGGTCAGGATGTCGTTATAGACCTCATTGGGAGAAGCATTCGGCGCGTTGCCTGTAGTCATCCACGCCGTGCCGCCGTTCTGCTTAGTTGCCGGCGTTATCGCCGCCACCAAGCTGGGATCATTCAGCAAGCCATAATTCCGTAAGCCCTGTATTCCAAAGAAATAGGAGAAATTCAGAAACTTGTCGAGATTGTAAGCCGCGGCGCCGTTGGTCTCGGAGACATAATTCAGCCGCGCAAGTCCGGCAACTTCAAGCTCGCGATCGCCGATCTCCATCATTGTCTGATAGATATAATTCTGGCGATATTCCCATTGCGTATTGATGCCGGCATGTCCGCTTTCGTTGTAATCCCCGTAAGTCGAGACTTCGCCGGTGATTTCAAGCATCTGAATCTGCCAGGTGCTATCGATCCAGGTTCCGCGCTTGGATTCTCCGAAAATCTGCGCGGCCTTATTGAGCGCAAATTTCACCCGGACGATCTCCGGATCAAAATACGTGGTCAAATAGGCCGGGACAGAGGAGTTCGGCGTTGTAAATAGCGCCGGCTGCGCATCCATCGCCATCTGGAAGTTATGGCGATACTCATCCGGCAAATAGGCTTTCACATCCGGCAGCACGATGCCGCGGGCCTCATGCATTGCGGCATGAGAACGCCATGCCTGCATCGATTCCTGAACGTTCATTTAAAGGGCTCCTAATAAAAAACCCAGCGATTGCTGGGCCACAAAAACCTAATTGTATTTACTTGGGTTAGCCGAGCAGATGGCTCGACATCTTTATCAGCGCACCAGCCGGACCTGTAGAGCGAGCCCGCCATTTGGTCTGGTATGATAGAGCGGCCGTAATGGCCGTGCTGCCTGCGGTCTGTGTCGTCTGGACAATATAAGTACCAGCGCCACCAGTCCCGGTTCCAAGTGCCGTGATCATTGTGCCGGTTGTCACGCCGCTGCCAGACAGAACGTCGCCAACGCCGAAAGCGCCGACAATAGTGCCCCCAACCGTCAGGACACCATGAGTTTCGCTGATGGTCGTGGACGCGCCGGCCTGGT